GTTGTCGGGTCAAAGTAGAGAATCATATCATCGCTATTGCTTACATCAATGGAGCCATCATCATGAGTAGCAACGTTACCACTAATAATATAAACACCATAGTCTTCCAAGCCGCCTGATGCTTTGATAGTAGCGTTACGGACAGAGCCACGACTCTGGTCTGTATACATATCAACTTTCTGTTCTGCCTGATGAGCAGCGAGGTCTACCTTGTCTTGTGCATCATCAACCACACCTTGGTATCGGGCAGAAGACAACTGGTAGTCATAGATAGCTTGGTCAAGTTTATCATCCTGCCCCGTCAGGGATTCCAGTTCCTCATCACTCATGACAGATAGCTGCTGTTCAGAGATACCCAAGGCTGCTGCAAGAGTCTTCATCTGGTCTTCCTGCTGAATCTGAATGTCATGCTTGTCTGCATCATCAGCATCATGCCCCTCAGAATAAGCATTGTCAATATCTGCCTGATGCTGCTCCTCAGGTGTTGTTGGCTCGTTGGTAATCTCCTTGGCATTCATTTCAGCAGTCTTGGCAATATTGTAGCCACGCATCTTCATCAAGTTGATACCATAATTTACAGCTGCATTAATCTGCTCCTTGGTCATGGTATCTCTCTGTCTGAGAATATCAGCCAGCACACCACCCATCTGCTCGTTGGTTGCATTGTCAATCTTATCCTTGATGTCTGCCCAGTTATCGCCCATAAGGTTCTGTGCATCAATATCAGCCACGTTCACCTTGTTGCGGAATCGGTAATACTGAGCACGATTGTAGATACCTTTTACTGGTCGGGAGCCAGCACCCATCCCATACATAGAACCGACAGAGATAGCCATACCACCGATGATGTCGAGTTGTTGTCTAGCATCAAGGAGGTCACTCACCTTACCTTCACCATCCAGCAGGGCATGAAGAGGAATACCAATTTCCTCCTCCATCACTTCCTCAGCGAAACCATTGATACCGAACTTCTCCATCCACTTCTTGGAATTGGTATACCATCCGCTCTTGCCGATATTCTTGAAGAACTCAGCAGAAGCATTCATACCATGTTTCTCCATGAAGTTGACAGCACCCTTCTTGATACCATAGTTGTGACCGAAAAGTTTTTCTGTATAGTTCTCTACCATAGCAGAGGTCATACCCTTATAGAGAGCAGTACCAATAGACTCACCACCCTCATGCAGAAGATTTCCATTCTCATCGAAAGTACCAAACTTATAATCACCCTTCTCATCCTGATACAGATTACCAAGATGTCGCTGCATGATGTCAGCACCAGTCTTCAACGCTTGCTCAGTTCCAGCCATTGCATACGAGCCGATAACATCGCCAGCCACGATACCAGTATTCTTCAATATAGCAGCACTCACTTTGCCCATGCCACGCTTAGCTGCAAACTTCAAGGCTCCACGACTGATGCCCTTGGTAATGCCACCATAACCGCCAGTCAGGAAAAAGTCAGCCATAAATGGGAGACTCTGCCCTGCAATTTTCGTCCAACGATAGACGTTACCCATCTTCTCATCTTCGAGAGCCGTAGCAGCATCCGCACCAAGTTTACTCTTCAGGAGCATCTTATCAGAACCAGAGAGAGGAATATTGTTATCCATCTTTGTCTTGATACGTTCCATCTGCCCCATGATAGCGAAGTCAGTCAGACCGAAATCCCATGTTTTTGCAGTAAATGCAGTATTGTCAAGAGCCTTCAAGGCATCCTCACCCCAGCTACTTGTAGGATATTGTTTCACCGCTTCAAGCGCTCCAATCTGCTCAGTAACCAGAGAAAGAGAGGTTGCCAACTTATTTCTATAGTCACTCTGCTCAGCAGTTCTTCCGTTACTTGCACCGATACTAGCACCATAAGAGAGCAAAGGATTTCCGTGTTGGCGATTATCCTCAGCGATAAGAGCTTCAATCTCCTTCTTTCGGGCATAGGCATCAGCCAATTTCTTGTCAAACTGCTTTTGAGCACCTTCCTCAGTAAGGTAGGTTCCATTCTTGCCGATGTTCTCCTGCAAGTCATAGTTACCTTTCTTGTCACGAACATCAAAGGCAGATGGTATCTCACCAGTATCTACCGCTTCCTGATATGCATTGTTTTGCTGGTCAAGAATAGCTTGTTTCTGCTCAGCTTCAGGAAGAGAATAAACATTCTCATTGTCCGATGTAACGTATGCGCCAGTCTTGCCAGTCTCAGGATTGTAAGCAAAATCATCCTTCACCACATTGTTAGCATCACCACCATAAGGAGTCTTGTTTGTACCCAAATTCACACGACCGAAATCCTTCTGCTGTTTCTGCTTGCGCTGTTTCAATCTGTTGTATCTGACAGCATTGTTCATTGTCTGCTGAGCACTAGCCGAGATAGCTGCTGCCCCAGCAGAGAAACGAGCACGGTCAGCAGCACTCATAGGAACACTACCGCCTTTTGCTCTTGATGAAGTCCTGCTTCGAGGTTCAAAAAGTGCAGAGTAAAAACGCTCATAAGTTGATGGAACATCAAAGTTCTGAGCCTTCAAGTTCTCGTAGATAGCATGTCTGTTATCCGCACCGCCCTTTCCGTCTCTTGTCAGAGCACTCTCAAACTTATTGTAATCATCAGGCACATCATAGTTCTGTGCTTTCAGATTCTTGTATAAAGTGTATAATGGTCTTTCTGCCATGATATATATATTTGTTTGTTACCAAATTCTTGTTACCAATTCTGTTACCATTTTACGCCAGTCTTCTTCTTGCCACCAGCCGAAGAACCGCCAGCCTTATGTGTTGTATGCTTGCCGCCACCAGACGGTTTACCACCTCCAGCAGAACTACTTCTTCCTTTCAATCTATCCATTATATATCTCACGTTAGTCTGAGTAACATTCTTGATTCTCAACTTTCTTTTAAGTTCATTAATCTTCTTCTGCCCCTCAGGAGTGTCCATCAGGTCGTAGTACTCATACCAATAACCAGCAGTAGTTTGATTACCGCCAGAAGATTTCTGAGCCTTATTAGAAATTCGTCCTTCTCGCAGTCTAGCAAGTGCATCCTGAGCAGCCCAATGGCTTATCTGACCATCAGCAAGCATCTTCTTAATCTTCAACTGATTATCCTTATACTCGGCATCATTGGTATATTTCAACTCACTAAGTTCAAGTCTTCTGTTACCTTGGTCAATTCTCTGCTGCCCTTGGTCATTCTTCACCTTGTTGATTTCGTTCTGCATATCGTGATACCTCATCTGCTCAGCAAGAGTCAGGTTATTCTTCCGAGCTTCCTCATCAAGAGCGAGTGCCCTCTGATACCCAGCCAGCCATGATGCCCGATTCTTTTCTCTCTGAGCATCCATATATGCCTTGCGTTTATTCACCGCCTTAGTCATATCCGACTCAGGATTGTGTAGCACCTTTGCACCATTCATAGCAAAGAAGATATTAGCGAGCGCACGAAGACCATCACCAGTAGCAGCAATACGAGCCTTGGTACGCTCCTTCTTCTCTCTATTCGCCCTCTGCTCAGCAGTCTCATTCAGTTCAGGATTCAGCATCTTATACATATCAGCATAAGACAACTGCTTAGGCAGAGGTTTCGACTCCTCCTTCTTCACGATGGGAACGGATGGTTTATCCTCCTCATCATTAGGAGCACTCTGATTTACATCTACCCCATTGGCGATGGCTTGTTGAGTAGCGATAGTCTTCTCTCTAGCCGCCTTCATCGTAGGTGTTTCATTCTGAGGAGTAGCAGCATTCATCTGGTCAACCTTCTTTCCAGCCGCATCAAGTTGCTGCTGGGTGAAGACTGGAGCCTGAGTCTGTGCCACCTTCTGAGCGGCATCCACCCCACTCTGCTGCTTGTTGAGCACACTCTGTGTAGTCTTCAAGCCATTGTTGTTTCGTAACATATCTGATGCTTTCATAGGCTATGCTTTAATCTTCTTTGGCGCATTGTCACCAATCATATTGTTCAAATCATTCACTACTTGCTGCTGGGTAGGAGCCGCACCCACCTTTGCATCCAACTTAGCCATTTCTGCATCGGTAGGCATTTCCACGTTAGGACGAGCCACCTTACTCTTACCAGCACCACTATCAAGCGTTGCAGCGATATTGGCAGCAGTACCAGCCACACCTGCCACCGCATTGGCAGTATCAGCAGCCTTCTCAGCTTCCATGCCCATCTGTTGGTTCTGCAACTGGTTCTTTCTGTTCATATACTGCTGTTCGATGTTATCCTTTCGGGCATCATTTGCAGCTACAATCTGTGAGGTAGTATCAGCAAGAGTCTTGTTGTTCGCCTCCTTCACCGCAGTAGTAGAATCTTCCGTACCGCCCATTACCGCTTGTCTTCCCTTGGCAGCCTTGTTTCTGTTCTTAATCTGCTCCTGCATCTGTGTGAGCAAGCGAACCGTATCAGCACGCTTGGTCGGGTCGGCATTGTATGTTCTGTCATACCATGCCTGATTTTCTCTCTGTTGCTGGGCAATCATCTGCTCCTGCTTACGTCTCGCCTTGCGGTTAGCTATACCGCCAGCAATACTACTTGCAAGCCCAAGCCCAGCACCTATTAATGCACCTATCATATATATGAAAATTTAATTATTAATAATGGTACAAAGATACAGATACCATCCGAGATTCGTATTTTATCCGTTTATTTAGGTGGTAAGTTAACGGATAAAGTTTCCGTTTGCCAACAAATTACTATCTTTGCACCAAAATAGTTAAAACAATGGCAGCAGATAGAAACACAAAAGGTCAGTTCGAGAAAGGTCGGGCAAAGACTGGAGGTAAACAGAAAGGTTACGAGTCTCCTATCACAAAGGAGTTTCGTGAGTTGTGTGCTGACTTTTCTAGAGAGGCTTGGGAAGACTTCATGGCTGCATGGTATAAGTGTGAGCCGAAGGACAAGGTATCAACTTTCATCAAGATACTAGAGTTTAACTGCCCTAAGCTACAGACCGTCACTCTTGACGATAAGCGTGAGGTTCACAATGCCCTCACCGAGAAGTTGAGACAGATGTCAGAAGAGGAAGGATAAAATATAATTCATAAGAAGAACGTTTGTTTTTTTTCATAGGTTTTTGGTTTATAGGTTTTAAGATTGTTAGGATAACGAAATAGGGAATGCGTGAGCACTCCCTATTCTTTTTTATTCACTAACAGCGACCACCTCTCGCTCTTCTATCCCCAGCCATATCCGTCTTGGAACCACGATTCACCGATGATGGCTTATACCTGATTCCTGATTTCGTATGGCTAGCATCCATACCCTTGCGAGAAGCTGCCCCATACTTCTTATCGTGGGCAGCGTTGTGACGAGCCAATTCCCTACGCTTAGCCTTCTGAGCAGGAGAAGACTCGAACTTAGTATCGTAGGAAGCCTTCCGTGCCCTAGCTGCTGGGTGCGTTCTGTAATATTCAGCAGAAGAACTAGTCATTGGCAATCTCCCAATCGTCTGCAAGAACATCACTAGATGATGCTGCCCAAGAATCTGCAACACCAGACTTCTGAACGAGAAGCAACTGGTTGTTATAGTTAATACAAGGATTCTCACGATTCATCAAGATGTCCTTGACCGCCTGAGGAAGAGACTGCATATTAGGGATAACATCAGCACCAATATGAGAAGGAACTTGCTTAACTACAAACATACCCTTTCCATTCCAGCCCTTACGTCTAACCGCAAAACCTAATTTCAGAGCATTAACAGCCCCACCGATACCCATTCCAGTGCAAGCACATGACGTTCCTTCGTCATCAGGAAATAAACCCATATCCTTCATACGTGCAGTCAAAGCAATAAAGTACTTCTCCATACCCAATGCTTGCTCCTTCATTACCCCAGTTCTACACCACCAGTCATTCGGACTCGCTTTAAGATACTCCTCAAACTCAGGGCAGTTCTCTTCGTGAGTAAGATGAGGATGAGAAGTAGGCTTGAACTGATGCACACACAGCAAGTCTGCATGATTGCCGCCATAAATTCTTGGTGGCATAACATCTTTCGCCTGATGCCACACCTTGTTGAGGTCAATGAGGTAAACCCCATCCAGTTCCTTCAAGACATTACCAATCTTACCAAGCACACGATTCAGGGTTTCTGCCCTATCCGTGCCACCCTTAGCAATTAACCAATTAGCATCACTCAGGGCACTTCTAATCAACATATCAAGTTCCATAAGCCAAAATTTTAATGTCTTTTCGATTTCTCGATGTTATATTGTTCACAAATGTCGCAATATGCGCCATAAGCCAAGTTGTCAACCATTTCATTGTACTTGTCACCATTATGACCTTTCACCCAGTGAAAACGAACTCCTGCCAAATGAGCAGAGCATTTCTTGTACAACTCATAGAGGTCAGAATTCATCATTGGTGGAGTACTCTTCCCCAACACAAGTATGCAGTACTGGCTATCCGTATAAATATCAAGATAAGCACCATCTGGACAAGACTTAGCTGCACTAATGATAGCAAGCAATTCCATACGATTGTTTGTTGTCTGTAGTCTGCCATGATTCTTCATCTTGACAATCTCTCCATCCTTCAATACGATGTAAGCAGAACCTCCTGCCTTATACTTGGAATGGTTGTCACAACTTCCATCCGTATAAGCCACATAGTTCATGCCATTATCAGGAAATGGCTCAACTGGGTCGAAATTTTCCGACTTTTCAGCCAATTTTTCTCTGATTGCTCTAGAGAATTTACCTTTAGCGTTGAACACACCAAAGTTAGCATCTGTGAGAATCATCCAGTTTACTGGTTCCCCTCCATTTGCCTTCTTCCACTTCCTTTCATCAAGATAATCATAAAGACTCTTGATGTACTTATCTGTTCCATAGTTCTTCGATATACAATATCTCTTGAACTTCTCATAAGTAGGTTTATCCATAACTAATTGTTTCTTATATATTTTCTTTCTTTCAATGTAGGTTACCAAAACAAACATCTAAGCAATTAACAGTAAAATCCGTCAGGGATTCCTCCAATACTCATGTCTCTCTGAATAACCTTTTCACTCTGCTTGCCATAGATAAGATGCCTGAATCCATCGGTCACCGCCCTATCAGCGATAGAGTAAGTACAAGCAAGGACTACAAATCCAAGAGTGCCGACAATAAAGTCTGCCTTGGGTTTTCTCGTTCTCAACAAAGTTCTCTTCGTTTCTTCCTCATTCCTGATGTCAAAGGAATGTTTCTCGGCAAGAGTAGAATTAATCTTACCACTGGCAATAAGTCTTTTCTTTATTCTCGAAACAGAACTACTACTTGTATTGAGAGCCTTCTGAAATTGCTTTATTGTGATAGCTTTACCTTTGGCACCGACCTTTTCACCCTCAGGTGCTTTCATGCAACAGTCCTTATGCTCGGCAGCACAAATCTGAAATTCAAAAAGTTTCTCGTTTATAAGATTGAATAATTCCTTCAAGGTATAATCTTTTACCTCAAACTTACATACCATAGCACCACGATACTCACGACCCTTTCGAGTCCACTTTATCGTATTGTCACGGAACGAAGAGACAATAACCTTGTTTCCGTCTACCGAAAACAAAGCATCATCTTTCATGTCTTGAATAAGTCTTTCTGCTTTTGGTTTACCAATATGTAATCCTTTCCTCAATTTGTATTCCGTAACATTCCACATTACAGAATTGCTATGCTGCATCTTTATCCAAATAGCAACAGCAAGAAGTTCCTTCATGCTCTTACTTGAAGAGTATGCTTTCAAAAGTTCTATGGTTACATTTATATACTGCATAACATAAAAAAGAGTCCCAAAGTCTTGGTTGCAGCAAGAACTAAGGGACTCATATCTTGTAGGCTTACGCCTTGAAAGGAGGACTACTTTATCCAGCCAATCTGCAACATTGACGATGCAAAGATAGAAACTTTTTCTGAAACTACCAAATGTGAAAAAATATGTAATTCGTTAATCTGTAAGATATTCAGATTTTAGGTATACGCTTGGTGTGCAGTAGATGTACAAATGATTACAAAGTTAAAGTAGGTTAAAGTGTATTTGGCATTCAAGTTTATTTTGTTACCTTTGTAGCGAGTAAAACAAGTGATTTAGTTTCTTTAACTCTTTTATGTTACTATTTTGTTACTCGATAAAAATAGACAATTTCTAATAGTATTGGTTATCAGTTGGTTACAAGATTTAAATAAGCATTCATAATGTTTTTGTATAATATGAGAAGGAGTGCTTGTGAAAGTACTCCTTTTGTATATCATCTGTATACCTACCTACTTAGTTATCAGCACCTTATTTATACGGGAAAATATTTATCCGTATAATACCTGACAGGTAGGTATACAATAGATATGTTGTAGTTTTGTTACTATTTTGTTACCGAAAATTTGCAAGTAACAAAAAAATTGCTTATCTTTGCAGCAGATTAATAAATGTAGGCTTATGGGAAGGAAGAAAACAATCGACAAGGAGCCAGTCACTATCAGATTCAAGGAACTTGCCAATGGTAACAAGAGCATCTATCTGGACATCTATATGGACGGAAAGAGGAGTTATGAATTTCTCAAACTATACCTCATTCCAGAGGTTGGTAGAGAAAGAGCGAAGGCGAGGATGAAGAATGCTGAGACGATGGCTAGTGCGAATATCATCAAGGCTCAGAGGGTTCTCGACTTGAAAAACCGAAAGGCAGGAGTATTCAGCAGTAACAAGAACATGCGCTTGGTAGAATGGCTAGACATCGTGAAGGTTGCCAAGCAGAAGGCTAGTAGGTCGGACGAATCCAGCAAGACCATTGAGAATGTGAAGAAGCACATCATCAAGTTTTGTGGCGAGTCTACCAAGATGGTTGACATAGACAAGAAGTTTTGCATGAAGTGGATAGAATATCTGAGAACTGCCACCAAGAGAGGTGGACAACCGTTCAGCGAAGTAACCAAGAAGGTGTACCTTACTTGCTTTGGTACGGTTCTGAATCAGGCTGTCCGTGATGGTATCATACAGATGAATCCCCTATCGCTCATAGACCCAAGTTATAAGTTCGGGTCTCCTGAGAGCGAGCGAGTATACCTAGACATTGAGGAGGTGAAGAAACTGGCTGCAACGGAATGCTACAGCCAGCACACCAAGCAAGCATTCATGTTCTCATGCTTTTCGGGTCTTCGTATCTCGGACATCAGGAAGCTGAAATGGAGCGATATAGAAGAGGTGACGAATCCTGACGGAACATCATCCTACCGCCTGACCAAGACGATGGAGAAGACTCAGCGAGTTGTCAGCTATCAGCTATCCAACGAGGCGATGAAATGGTTGCCTGAAAAGACGGAAGACGAACTGGTATTCTACGAACTATGCCAGCAGCCAAACATCAACTATCATATTAAGGTATGGGCGAAGGCAGCAGGAATCAAGAAGAACATATCCTTCCATACTGCTAGGCACACCTTCGCCACCATGATGCTCACACTGGGAGCCGACATCTACACCACCAGCAAGCTACTCGGTCACTCCCGAATATCCACTACTGAGATATATGCTAAGATTGTTGATAAGAAGAAGGATGAAGCGATGGGACTGATTGATAAGTTCTTCGATAAGGAATAAAAAAATCTCTGTAAGGTAGCCAGCCTTGCAGAGATTTTTATTTTTCTAGTTGGGAAAATATTTTTCCTAGTTGGAGAATTTAGATGATTAGAAATCAGAATAATCTAAAGTAATATTAAGCATCGGTCTGTCGTAAGCATCTTTATAATTTGCCCTAAACTTCATTCCTGTGCCCTTCATAAACCATTTCCATTCATCACGTTTCAAATCATAATTGCCACTAGCGAACATTCTTCTAGCAGACTCCTTGAATGCAGAACGCAACTCGCCATGAAGTTCAATCAGTTCATTCTCTGAAAAATCATCAGAATCTACATCAAGCTGATAATACGCTGTCAGAGTCCAATTAACGAAACTTATAGCATAGAACCTTGTGTAATCATCCACTTGTATTGGCAACTGTTGATTCAAGTCCTTACAGAAATTCATGTAATTCTGCTTAATCACCATTTGTTCCTTAACACTCGGTCTCTGTGCTTGAACTCCAATTATCATAAAGAGTGTCAGCAATAATAAACATAATCTTTTCATATCTACCAAATTTAAATTAATAGCATATCTTGCAAGGAGTTCTGCCCATATCCTCAGCTTCCTCTTCGCTAACCTCTTCTATTTCTCCTGAGCAGCGAGAGAGGCCTTTGCAATCTCGCTCGCAATGGTATTTTGTAGAAGCTTCTCCAGTACATATATATACAGACCCAAATGAGGTTTTATTACCAGTATTCTTAGAAGACTCGCTATCCATCCACTTTAATGTAGCTGCCGTCATAAAGATTAGATAAATCGTCACAAATACTAAAATAACCCCACAACCATATTTAATACAACCATCTTCATGTTGGTCGCTAAATATATACTTATAGGAAATCTTAAATGCTATATATGCTATAAAGAGACAACCCAATATAGACATCGCACATAGCCAATTATACATACCTACCACATTTTAATTATCCTACATTTGCTTATCTCATGCCACCGCCCAATATAGATAGTAGCTGGTCATAGCGTTTCTCCAATTCCTCGTACTTTGCCTTCCAGACAGAATCATCCTGATGAGACTCTTCTATCTTAGGTTCTTCATGATGAGGAGTCTCAGCAACCATATAAGAAGAATCATCTGCATCTTGGTTACTATACATAGTACCTATCCCACGCATCAACCATTCAGCAGACACGTCAGGAAAGGCAGTCAATATCTTCTCTACGATATTGGCAGCTAAAGTTCTATCACCTCTTAACTGAGGATTTAAAGTAGCTTGCGCCACATTAATCTGTTTAGAGAGAGCATTAACGGAAATAGATTTATCCTCCAAAATCAACTTAACTCTCTGATAAATAGTCGCTTCCATACATTTTACATTTATAAATGTTAACTAATTAATCTTAAAGGATTAATCTTTTTCGAGAAAATGTTTGGTAGTTTACTAGGAAAAGAGTACCTTTGCAACCGTAAACAAGTAAGTTGCTTAATTATTAGAAGCAAAAGTACAATAAAAAAATTAAGATATGCAAGCAAAAAAGATAAAAATTATCAAAGTTTCGCCCGAAGGACGAAAAAAACTTGCTGAGCGGTATGGTTGCAGAAAGCAAACAATCTACAACGCTCTAGGTTTTAGAAGCTGTAGCAGGCAAGCCGAAAGCATCAGGCAGGATGCCTTGAATGAGTTCGGAGGTATAGAAGGCGATAAGGTAGTGTTCTATTAGGAAGGAGGCTAATATGAGTGAGTATCAGTCGGAAGAAGAGCTCTTGAAAGACTTTTGGGGTAGCTTTAAAAAAGCAAAAGAAAGTATTCAAAACTTATCTTATCAAAGACAACGCTACAAACCTATATAAAATAGGTAAAGCAACAGACCCTGCAAAAAGAGTCAATGCTTTAAAGGTAGCAAACACTAATATAGAACTTTATGCGGTTTGTGAAGAAAATGTAGAATATATCCTACATAAAGCATATCACGATAAGCAAGTTTCTAGAGAATGGTTTAGGTTGGGCAACCTAGATGTAAATACAATTATTTCAAAGTATCATTTCCTAAAGAAGGAGGTAATATGAATGAAATCGTTTACAGAGGTGAAAGCAACCAACCTCTAACAAACAGCAAATTGGTTGCTGAGGTATTTGGCAAACCTCATAAGGTTGTTCTAGTAGCAATCAGAAACATTCTTGAAGGGAGTGCTCAAAATTGTGCCGTCCTCGAAATGTTCTCAGAATCAACCTATTTGAACGAGCAGAACAAAGAGCAACCTATGTTCATTATGAACCAAGATGGTTTCACTCTGCTGGCGATGGGATTCAATGGCAAGAAGGCGATGGAGTTCAAACTGAAATACATCGAAGCCTTCAACGCTATGAAGAGACAGATTGAGCAATCCAATCCATCCGTTCCTCAGAACTATCTAGAAGCTCTCAAATCTCTGGTCAAGGCTGAGGAAGAGAAACAGCAGCTAGCTTTAGAGAACAAGAAGCAGCAGGAACAAATCCTCACTATCAGCAAGACGAACATGGAACTCGGCAACAAGATTACCGAAATGCTGCCTAAGGTTAGCTACTACGACAAAATCTTGCAGAGTAATGCCACCATGACTGTTACTCAGATTGCTCAGGACTACGGAATGAGTGCCATGAGGTTAAACAAGGAGTTGGAGTCTATGAGAATCCAACACAAGGTTAGAGGTCAATGGATATTGTTTGCCCAATTCCTCGAAGGTGGATATGTTCACAGCAGAGCAGTAGAAATCGTAAGGAGTGATGGTCGGCACGATGTGAAGTACAACACCGAGTGGACAACGAAAGGAAGAATCTTCCTATATGAATCACTCAAAGCGAAGGGCATTCTCCCCTTGATAGAGCAGGAGAACAATCCCAGCGATAAGGGCACTGGTAGAACAGAGCCAGCCAAGGCAGCTAGTGCCAGTCAACAAACCATCAAATTCAACTGATATGATAGACAAAGAAATTAAAGAGCAGCTAGACCGCATAGAGCAGTATTCGCTCATAGCTGCAAAGAATGTGCTCAACATTAATGAAGCTGCAATCATTCTTGGTATGACGGTTAGAGGAGTGAGAGAGAACGTCAGGAACCGCATCATTCCTTGCTATAAACCAAATGTCAACAGACTCTACTTCAAGAAGAGCGAGTTGGAAGAGTGGATGACTCAGAATCGAAGGAAGAGCATGGCAGAGTTGAAATCAGAGGCAGCAGCCCATTGTTTTACCCATTAAACAGATAAACTTATGATAGCAGATGTAATTTTGGTAGCCAGCGTAATAGCTTTCGCTGTTGCCGTTAAGGAAATTCGCTCCTACTTCAATGAGGTAGGCAAGTAAGATATATGGAGATTGAACCTCACAAGAATAGTTAAGTATTAAGTTATTAATGTGTTAAGTCTTATAATATTTCAGTCATTGAAAACAGCAGAGGTTTTTTGGAGTTTGCTACTCCCAGTCTCCACAATAACTTTGTCGTTATAATTTTACATGTTTTAAGTTTTTACCCAGCGCAAGTAACTCAGTTGGTAGAGTATGAAGGTTTATGAGCCTTCGAGGTCGTGGGTTCGAGTCCCACCTTGCGCCCCATATAGCCCGATTCCAAGGCTTTATATCGGATAGGATAAACCTTCCTAGAGAGGTACACGTACCAAAAAGGAGCATCATTAACCACAGATGGTGCTTAGACGTGGAAGTGGCAAGCGAGTACATACACCTGATAGGTGGAATTTGGAAAAACTTGGAGTTCACTTGTGAAGAAGCAGACCTGATGCCGTGACCCTTATATAATAAGGTAGCATCTAAAGGTAGGAGCGCACAACTACAAATCGGTTCTAATGCAGCCAGCACGCTTTCTTTTTTCTATTCGGTTTAATAGTTATAATTGGTTATTTTATAGAAATCAGATATATCACAATATGTGCGATTACTAGTGCTGGGAGTCCTAAGCCTCCATAAATGCAGAAGGGAACCAAGGAGCGATTCAGCATCCGGCAAGATTGTATAGATGTCGCTCCACGGAGGTGGCTGTTTTTATCATATTCATTTTACTGCCCCTCCTTTTCTAAAGGAAATTGCAAATATTGACATATTAGTGTGTTTCATATAGGTTACATTTTCGATGCGGTAGCGACCGCTCAGGTTAAACTAAAATAAAATAACTCGCCCCACCATTCGTGAGAACCGTGGGGATTTTTAATTTGAACATTTAAACCATACAATATGAGATATAAAGCAAATAGTTGTCACGATTGTCTCTTCTCGACCATGTGTGACAACCCGAATAAGAACCTAGATGGTGGCTACAAATGCAGCCGCTATGAATGGAAATATCAATAACGACTTAATACATATAAGATATGAAAGAACTTATCGCAATTCAGTCAGAACTGAAAGCCCCGAAGAGTCAGTTCAACAAATTCGGTGGCTACAAGTATCGCAAGGCTGAGGACATCTTAGAAGCTGTCAAGCCTTTGCTAAACAAGCAGAAATGCACGCTAACCATTACAGATGATATTCTGATGGTAGGCAACCGCATTTATGTTAAGGCTACCGCCACTATCAAGAACGAGAAGGGCGAGTGCGAAACAACAACTGGTTGGGCTAGAGAAGAGGAAACCAAAAAGGGTATGGATGGCAGTCAGATTACTGGAGCATCATCCTCTTACGCTCGAAAGTATGCTCTCAACGGTCTCTTTGCCATTGATGATAATGCTGATTCTGATACCACCAACGATGGGCAGCATCAGGAAGCGCAGCAGCAAACACAGGCTCAGCATCCAACCGCTCAGGCAGCACAAGCCGTACAGCAGCCAGCAACACCCCAGTATCACACAAATGACTTGAACGAAGGATTGGCATACCTTAGCAGATGTGTCACGAAAGACAATCTGATATGGGTAGTTCAAACATACAAGCCGCTCACCGTCAACCCTCAGTTCATGCAAGCAGTATCAGCTAAGAAGAAAGAATTAGGATTACAATAATATGACAGAAACAACAAAGAAAATCAGCCTGAATGTGCCAAATGTCACATTTATAGAAGAGACGCACCAGTACTTCATCGGAAAGAAGGAATTGAAAGGTGTGACGGGAACGCTCATCAAGAAAGCCTTCCCCGATACCTACAAGAATATTCCTGAGTCAGTACTGAAAAAGGCAGCAGAGCGAGGAGGTCTTATCCATAACACCTTTGAAACCTTCTGTTCTATCTTCGATGCAGACATCAAGCAGTACCCGAACCCTACAGAAGAGCTTCAAGCCTTCCATAGCATGTTAGTCTCATTCGGTTTACATTATGTCGCATCCGAATATCTCGTTACAGATGGAGAGAACTTTGCATCTGCTATTGATGGTATCTTCGCTGATGATGAAGGCAACATCTATTTGGTAGATTACAAGACCACCGCCACCCTCCACTACGACAACGTATCGCTCCAGTTATCCATATACGCAAAATGGTTCGAGGAGCAGAATCCTGACTTGAAGGTGAAGGAGATTGTCTGTATGTGGTTCAAGAACGGACAGAGCAAGTTCCAGCCGCTACCTAGGGTAGCAGATTATCAGATTGACGATTTAATCGCTGCTTATCTTGCAGATGATGCAGAGTATCAGTATAAGGTGGAAGTTCCTGAGCAGTTCTCAGCACTAGAGCAGGAGTACAGATTGATAACCGCTCGTATGGATGCCCTGAAAATCAAGCAGGATGATTTGAAGGAGCAGATGATGAAGATGATGGAAGCCAACAAGCAGAAATCCATCAAGACCAACATCGGTTCTTACTCTTATGTGGCAGCTACCACCAAGAAAACCTTCGACACGAAGCTGTTCAAAGACACGGAGCCAGAACACTACGAGTACTATCTGAAAGAAACGACCACCAAGCCGTCAATAAGAATCAAACTTAATTAAGTATAGATATGAACGTAAAGTTTACAGGCAAGATTATTGCAGCAGGGCAAGTTCAAATGGGAACTTCCCAAAACGGAACCCAATGGAGTTATTGTGAATACACTATCGAAGAGTTGAACGAGCAGTACCCTTCAAGAGCCGTTATCTCGGTATATGGCTCAGACAAGTTGCGGCAGTTCAACATTCAGTTAGGAGAAATCATCACCGCCCACATCGGATTGAAGGCACGCCAGTCTAAGGAAGGACGTTGGTTCAATCAGTTGGACTGCTGGAAGGTAGAACGACCAAATGGTCAACAGCAAGGTCAGGTTGTCCAGAGTCAGGTTGGCGCAGCACCTCAGCCAGTTGGTGGATATTACCACCAACAGCAACAGCCTATACCTCTGAGCCAGCCACAGCAGTTTCCACCTCAGGTTAACGCAAGCGGTCAACCTATTCAGCAGAACGCTCAATATGCAGGTGGTCAGCAGCAGGGACTTCCCTTCCCAGCCCCAAACCAATAATATATAAGTTATGGAAATTCATCTAGTAAGAACCTCCACTGGTCTTCGCCCCTACACGGATGATGATTACGAGGAAATGAAAAAGATAAAGGTTGGTTCCATCGTCAAGGCGAACATAGTTCGACCAAGGAACATTAAGTTTCACCGCAAGTTCTTCTCCCTTATCAGAGCAGCATGGGATTGTCTAACCGAGCAGCAGCGCACAAACCTACGTTCTATAGACACTTTCCGTGAGCAGCTTCTGATAACATCAGGATTCAGCGAACCGCTTTACGACCTCAACGGACAGAAGTTCTTGGAGCGAGCCAAGTCTATCTCCTTCGCCAAGATGGATGAGCCAGCCTTTAATGAAGTATATAATAGAGTCTTAGACACCATCATCACGATACTCTATGCAGATGGTGTTACAGAAGACGAATTTAATAAAATTTTACAAAATTATAGTTGATATGACACGTAGAAACGAAAAGCGCGACAACAGATACAATAGCCGTCAGCGCAACAACAACCCAGAGTTACCACCATTTGCACAGATGCTTTTCGGAGCAATCGTTGGCAAAGGTGTAGACATGATTGCCAAGAAGATGGCAGAGATTGCCGAGGAAGAGACTCCTGATATTCATGCAGAAGGCATCAGCAATCAGGACGTTACCAACATCAATAACGGAAAGGCAACCTTATCTAAGTTGCGCATTCCTGCTGATGGTTCGGCAGTAGAGTACCCTATCCCTGATAACCTCCAGTTCTTCTTCGCTGAGGATGGTAAGTTGATGGTTCGTCAGAAGATTGAAGGAGACGAGAATCCTACTGATGCAGGGGAAGGCAAGCCTATCACTTATGATGATATTTGCGATAAGTTTTTCTTGAACAAGAGAACATACTGGCTTGGTAATAAGAAAATCAACCATATATATTCAGATGAAAATAACTATAACGACTTAAACAACTGCACTAGCATGGCTCATGCAAAACGTGTAGCTGCTTTCATCAAGTTGCAGAACATCGCCAAGTTTCTCAATGGTGACTGGAAACCGAACTTCGACAGAGACGATGAAAAATGGAATATCAATAAAGATGGTGATACATTTATCGAAATGTACACAAGAAGATTGAACAAAGCGAGTGTTTACTTCAAGTCGCAAGAACTTACAAAGGAAGCCATCCGCTTGATGGGTGAAGATTCTCTCAACGACCTTTTCTCAACCGACTGGTAATGGCAAGCTACGCTGAAATCAAAGCAAAGCTACAGCAGGAAGGTAAGAAGATACGCAAGCGTTCATCCTACGATGAGCACAATTTGCAAGCCGCAGAGGTCAGGTATATCCGTGGGGTATATCCTGACCTTGAAGGTGTCTTCTTTGCCGTTCCCAATGGTGGCAAGCGAACCTCCCGACAAGCCGCATGGCTCAAAGAAGAAGGTATGAAGGCAGGAGTATCTGATATGCTGCTCCTGAAGCGCACCTCTCAGTACGGTTTCCTCTGTATCGAAAACAAGACACCGAAAGGTAGGCAGGAACCCGAACAGAAAGTATTCCAGTATGAAGTAGAACGACATGGTGGTAAGTACATCATCATCCGCTCTATAGATGAATTTATCCAAGCAATCGACAATTATTTAAATGGTGAACTATGACAGATGAAATCAAACAAGCCATCCAGCTTCTAGAAGAGAATGGCTACAAGATTACCGCTCCACCCAAGGAAGTTAAAGACGAATATACCTTTGAGCGAGCATGGAACCTCTACGAAAAGAAGGTAGGCTGCAAGGCTAAACTGGAAAAGAAGTGGAACTCTATGAGCCAGAAAGACCGCAAGGCAGCTATAGAGTACATACCTCTCTATGTAATCTCAAAGCCAGACAAGCAGTTCAGAAAGAACTTCCAAACCTTCCTTAACCAGCGAGGATGGGAAGACGAACTCATCGGAGCAACACCACCGCCAGCATCCGTTAACGAGAATCCTTCCGAAATCAGTCAACTCATCGCAAAGACGAGGGCTGAACAGAACGTGACAAATGCGGATAAGGACAACGTTTTCAAGACACGCATCATTGGTATGATAGAGCTTCTGCAAAAGAATCCTCATAGCCTATGCCGAAAGCAGTTGGAGATATATCGTGATAACGGAACCTTGGAACGCTTGGGCATCCAATGGAATCCATAAACCACAAATCTGTTTACCAAAATGATAGCAATCAGTAAGTACAACAAGCAGCATCCTCTCAGAGTCTTTGAGGCATTCGCTGGCTATGGCAGTCAGAGCCTAGCCTTCAAGTACCTCAAAGATAAGCATCCTGAGTTCGACTTTAAGGTTGTGGGCTACTCAGAGACAGAACCATCAGCCATCCAAGCCTACGGACTACTGCACGGAAGAGACATACCTAACTTCGGAGACGTGACAAGGATAGTCTGGAATGAGGTTCCCGACTTCGACTTCATATCATGGTCTTCACCTTGCCAAGATTTCTCCAATGCAGGACTTCGCCAAGGAGCAGAGGAAGGAAGCGGCACACGCTCATCCCTTATCTTTCAGGAGAAGAGAATGCTGGCAGTAAAGAAACCGAAGTATGTGATGCTAGAGAACGTGAAAGGTCTACTCACAGATAAGATGAGGAAGTACTTCTTCCAGTACCTCAAAGACCTCGACTCCTTCGGTTACACCTCCTTCTACAAGGTACTGAATGCCAAAGATTACGGAATCCCTCAGAATCGTGAGCGCATTTTCGTAATATCCATCCTACGCACAGAAGACGAGCCGAACCCAGAGTATCACTTCCCTTCTCCCATAAAGCTAGAGACAACGGTTGAGGACATCTTGGAAGACAACGTATCTCCAGAATATTTTCTATCCCAGCCGCTCCTAGAAAAGTATCTCACCAAAGCAGACATCAATGAATCAATCGAAAAACTCTACCCAGAAGATAGCGATACCGAAAACTGCTGATGGATGCTCGCCAACTATCACATCATCGTTTGGCGCAGGAATCAGCATAGCCAATCTTCTTGGTGTTGACCATTTCCCTAAGAGGGGGGTGCTGATAATCAAAAAGTTACAAGCAGAAAACTCCTCATCAACTCAGACGTAGATGGTTTAAGTAGAACCATCCGTACAAGTTATTATAAGGCTGGTTTTGCTAACTATATACATAACGATGGCAGAGCAGCCAACGCAGTTTTAATCATCAAGAGATTATAATGTGCGACAAAATTATAAAGCTAGCAAACCTCCAAATCAAAGGCAGGATAGAGCAGCAGACCAGAGTCTACTCCACCAAGGGAATCTCCCCTACTCTCAATTCTGCTATGGGTCACGGAGGTAACTGCATCCCACTATTCTTAATCGTCAAAGAGATATGACATTCGTAACCATAATGAACAAAGAAATCATTCACACCGCACCAAACGGAAAGAAATACTCCATCCAAATCAGAAAGTACACTCCAAGAGATTGTTTCCGACTGATGGGAGTTCACGAAGCTGATATAGACAAACTCCTGAGCAAGGAGAAGTCTGGTCAACTCATTATCAGCAAGAGAAAACTTTATGCCCTAGCAGGAAATTCAATAGTGACCAACTGCCTGACCGCCATGTTCGAGGAACTGATATTCCCTTCAGGGAATCACTACCACGACAAGACTGGTCAGCTATCACTCTTCTAGCTTATGGATATTTTTGGATATATCAAGATAGGCAAGCGTATCAGCAAAGCGCACAAAGCCATGTTCACCAACAAGACCATGGTAATATGGTACAAAGGCAACCCAATCATCGGAACAATGCACGATGGCTTGTGGTATCAACAAGACTTGAACGGAATGTTGGAACTATTAATGTTCCAGTCCGAAGTCACACACGTCTCATTTTTACCTTCGCCAAATGAAGACAGAGAAAGAAAAAATCCTAGCCATCATCGCAGAGATTCAGGCAGAGCGTGAAGCTGCCCACATCGTGCCGCCCCACGTCCTCACAGCCGAAATCATTAACCGAGAATTCCACCAGCCTTATCAAGCCCTCAACGAGTTATGTGAAGAAGGCAAGATAAAATGGTGCCACACCCTCAACGATATGGCATTCACCATCAGAAAATAATAAATCAAGAACAATATGAAAATTATAACGCAGAAAGAACTGGCATCCTTAGCAGAAGATGCTTTTAAGAATGCCGAAAAGCATGGTTTTTATAATGAGAGCACAGAAATAGAAACCGAATTGATGCTCATTATCACGGAAATGGCAGAAGCTGTTCAGGCAGACCGCAAAAATCGTCACGGAAGTATCGAAGACTATGAGAGCGAGATTCAGATGGGCAGAGATATTCCTACCGCCTACAAGAACGCTCTTGAAGGAACGGTTGAATCCGAGTTCGCCGATATTTCCATTCGTATCTTATCTCTCTTAGGATGGATGAACAGCAAAGAACCGATAATATTTAAAAGCGATTCTATCCTTGCTGACAAATATGAAGTTGCCAAATTTCAATGTCGTGTTATAAACATAATCAATAATGGCAGTATCGCAAAAGATTTGTACCGACTCAACGGACACTTTAGTTGGTTTGTTGGTAATGAGTCTTGCTATTGGTTCGTATCAGATACCCTTCAGAATATACTCATGAGGGTATTCGCAATCGCTCACAATAACAATATCGACCTGATGGAGTACATCAAATTGAAAATGCAGTATAACGAATCACGTCCGTATCTACACGGATGCAAATATTAGGAGGACAAAATTATGTTTGGAATAGAACAGATTTCAAGAAGGTGCTTAATGACTTTTAGTGATGGCAGCAAGCTACTAACTACCATCTACATTCCAAATCCCACCAAGCCCATCTTCCCTGAGCAGATGGAACGCAATATCATCGAGAATTTTAACAAATCGCAACCTCTTGCAGTAAACAAGGTTGTCAAGTGTCACATAATGAGGAATTAGTTATGGAAGATTTACCTATTGGGTCAGAAATCATCTTGAAGGTGGTAGAGACCGAGAAAGAACAATGCAATGGTTGTTTTTTCGATGAGATATGTACCGACATTTATGAAAAAGTTTGCGGAAATTTCAAGTGTGTCGCAATCGACAGAAAAGACGGAAAGGCTGTTCAATTTAAAAGAATAAAGTGATATGATAGATGACAAGAAAATAGAAGCTGCTGCCGAAGAGTACAACGAGAAAGTTGAAAATGAATTGGAGAAGAAGCACATTCCAAAGCGGACATTTGCAGAACGCTATGCAGAATCAGCAATAAGTGAATGTGCTTTTAAAGCTGGTGCCAAGTGGGCAATCTGTGATCCCTAAAGATGAGGAGCAGATAAAGGCAATAAAACTAGAATATCGTAAACGAATTATCATTCATAGAATACATAATCTCAATCTGAATGACTATCCGTTAGAAGTGTTGGAAAAAGTTTATATTGAATTAGGAGGAAATTAGTATGAAAGAACTTAAAGTTGGAGAAAGAGTAACCACTACTCTTGAAGTTGTCGAGCAAGGTGATTGTACTTTGCTAATTATCAAACACATCGTGCATTTACATGCTTAGTTACTAATGGCTGTCACTTCCGTGGATATGAAGATGAGACATTTGAAAATAGCTTTAAGAATTTGTTATTTGCCGACGGAACTCCGTTCGGTGTAAAAGTGGAGAAATAGTTATGGCATGGGTAGCAGTAACAAAACAAGGAAGAGAATTTATCTCAATGTGTAAGCCAATAAGAGTGACGGATGAAGATAACTATTATGGTTGGAAAGATACATTTACTGAGATTTCTCTTTGTAGTGGTAGCATCAAGAAACTCATCGGAAGAGAATTGTCTTGGAGCGATGAACCAGTAGAACTTAAATAAGAATAGCTTATGTTTGGATCTTATGTTATACTTACCATGGTTGTACTACCAGCCTGCAAGAAATCATAGTAATCTTGGTAAAAATGGCAAGGTGTATATGGCAAATAATTCGCCATTGATGTCAAATAATAGCTATGATTATATAGCTATTAGTGTTAGAAAAGGCACGAAGGTACATGATATTTTAGAAAAGGAAATGCCTTTAAAAGGTATAGAACGTTCCTGTGGTGCAGAAGTTTGTTATCGTGTTCCAAAGAGTGAATTTGAAAAAGAAGAATTATAGCGTATGAAGATTAGATTAGCAAAGAAGATAATGGCTTGCGACTTTCGCAAAGTTGTCAAACGAAACCTGCCATGGGATAAAGAACTTTATTCTCTCTTTGACGGAAGTGCTCAGATTTTTCCGTGATAACGGAGAGTTGAAGAAAGCCTAAGAAAGCCAAAAGGAATCATTGGCAGATATGGCAAATAGTTCTTGGGTAAAACTGGTAATGGGTATGCTTACCTCAAAAATGCAAGAAGACAAAGTTGATGCAGAGTTACCAGACATTGATGCTCTAATAAAGGAGAGTTCTTCTGATGAGTTCATCAGAAAGAAAATCGTTGAAAGATTGTATCGATAAGTTTGACGATGTAGAGTGGAGCTTCAATTATAAAGCAGTTTTTAATCAAAATTTTTCAGAGATTGCAACCGACAAG